AGATTAGACCAAAATTACAGAAAACCTCCAAGCATCCTAGAGATATTTTAGGTCGTATGTTATATGAGAGGTTTGTCCAGATAGAAAAAGAATATGGTTTCTAAGTTAGATAAATACTATTATCTTATAGGAATACGCTATGGCACTCACCAGAATAAAGGTACTCGATAGTACAGCAACTTACAATGTTAATGTTTTTAATGTTAACACAGCCACCGTATTAGTCAATAACGCAATCGTAGTAGTCTCCTAAATAACCACTATGGCCCTAACAAGAATCCGAGTATTAAACCAACAATCAACCTATAATGTTAATAGGTTAAATGCTAACACACTCGTTGTTGGTGGTAATAATATAACAGGTGCTTCTGGTGCTGGAGGTGGAATCGTTATCAGTAGTGTTGTTTATCTGGCGGCCAATGGAACTCCATTAATTGCTAATGCTGCACCAACTACTGGTAATTCAGTAATTAAAATCATTGGTTCTGGATTTGCAGCCAACGCTAATGTCTTTTTAAATGGTTTATTACAACCATCCGCCAATGTAACCTTTGTAGATTCGACAGAACTTAGGTTAAATATGCCACCTTTGGCATCAAACACCTATTCGTTGTTCACTTTTAATACTGCTGGTGCTGGTGCCATTTTTTACTCTGGAGTTAGGTTTGATCCATATCCCATTTGGACTACTGGAACATATAGCGTTTTTGCTGTTCCGGTATCAACACAATTACTAGTAACTGGATACGGGTCTGGTTCAATATCATTTAGTTTAGCTTCAGGTAATACATTACCATCAGGATTAAGTTTAGCTGCCAATGGAATATTATCAGGAACTACAACTGAAGGCACATATAATTTTTATGTAAATGCCACCGATTCTGAAAATGAAATTACCACACAACAAATTACACTAACAGTACTCTTAGGTGACACTTATTTTCCATATAATTCTTTATTGTTAAGTGCATCTTCACAGTCTGCAAATAATGTAAGTACAGAAACATTTGTTGATTCAAGTAATAATAATTATTCTATTACCAATGCTGGTGCTCCTTATCAAGGATCATTTAGTCCATTTCCAACAACAGGAACATGGAGTAATTATTTTGATGGAACTGGTGATTATTTTACCATACCAAATAGTTCCAACTTTGATTTTCCAGGAAATTTTACTGTAGAATTATGGTTTAATTTTACTTCAACTCCTGCAGCAGTTGCTCAAACTTTTGTTAGTAATTATAAAACTGGTGGCAGCATGGGCTGGGCTTTGCAATTTAGAGGCGAATCAAATAATGTATTTAGATTTGGTTATGGTAATACTACTATTCTTGATTCGACAACTCAAACAATAATTGGTAACGCTTGGTATCATTTAGCAGTAACTAGAATTGCATCTACTATTACATTATTTTTGAATGGAGTATCGATAGGGAGTACTACAAATGCTACGTCATTTGAATCGGATCAAGAGGTATGGGTTGGTGGATTAACTAATATTGGTCAATATTTTCCAGGTCACATCTCCAACTTACGGGTTGTTAAAGGTACTGCAGTCTACACCAGTAATTTTACACCCTCAACTTCACCATTAACTGCTATTTCCAATACTGTTTTATTAACTTGCCAAAGCAATCGTTTCAAAGATAACAGTAATAATAATTATGCACATACAGTATTTGGTGATACAAGAGTCCAAAGGTTCAATCCATTTGGGGTTAATTCAATATCTTATTCAGCTTTGACCAATAGTGGATCAATTTATTTTAATGGTTCTACAGATTATTTAACTGTTCCTAGTAATGCAAGTTTTAGTTTTGGTACCGGCGACTTTACTGTTGAACTTTGGGTTTATGCTTCTCCTTTTAGTAACAGTAACGGAAAAATGCTTATAGATTCAAGGCCTGCAGGAACTAACGGACCTTACTGGTTATTAGGCACCAACACAACTGGTTGTCCAACGTTCACTACTATGACTAGTGGTGGAACATCAATTTCAGGATCCAATTCTGTTGCTAATAATTCTTGGAATCACATATCCGCTACAAGACAAGGCACCAGTTTAAAATTATTTGTCAATGGAGTTTTAGCGGCTTCCGGTACCGATAGTTCGGATATATCATCAACTGGTTTATTTGTTGGAGTCAATGCGTTTTATTCTCAAGCAGCAGACACATATTGGGCAGGGTATATGAGTAATATTCGTATTACCAAAGGTACCGCTTTATATACCACCACATACACACCATCAACCATACCATTAGTGCCAATAACAAACACATCACTTTTATTATTGGGAGCCAATTCAAAATATTATGATTCGACTACAATAAGTGATATCAAAAATTCTGGTGGAGTGGCATCAAGGACCGATATTAAAAATTATGGAACAAACAGTTGGTTTTTTAATGGTTCTTCAAGACTTGTAATACCTGCAAATCCTGTTTTAAATCTAACTGCTAATTTTACCATTGAGCTTTGGGTGTATTTTTCCACCACTTTACCTACTTATAGTGAATTATTTTGTACAAGTTTAAACGGTACTACTGGCTCAGGTATGACAGAATTATATTCTGATGCCTATGGTTCTTTGAGTTGGTATGCACGAGGAAGTACTATAATGACTTCATCATCAGGAGCTGTTGCTTCCGGTGCTTGGTATCACATAGCATTAGTTAAAAATGGAACAAGTCAAGTATTGTATGTTAATGGTGTTAGCAAAGCCTCTGCAACTTCATCAACACAACCAAATGTTGGTTATGATTGGACTATAGGAGACCGAATGGCTAGTGCAGCAAACGGGCAGTATCCAATGACAGGATACATACAAGATTTTAGAATGACCAATGGTTACGCTAGATATACCACAGCATTTACACCACCTACAACTCCATTTCAATTATATTAATACCTTTCCTCCGTTAGATAAATAGTATTATCATAGGAGAAATTGATGGCTATAATTACCACAAGAGACAATTTTAAGGCCTACTGTTTGCGCAGACTAGGTGCACCAGTCATAGAAATTAACATTGACGATGCTCAAGTTGAAGATAGGATTGATGACGCAATTCAATACTGGCAAGACTACCATTTTGATGGTCTACAAAAGTTCTATTATATCAAGCGTATCACACAGACCGAGATTAACCAAAAGTATATCAATTTAACGGACGTCAGAGACTCCTCAAATAACTCTTTGGAAATCATTGGTATCACCAGAGTATTTCCAATTACCGATTCCCAAGTTACAGTCAATATGTTTGACCTCAGGTATCAGTTACGACTACATGAGTTATACGACTTCACTTCCGCATCATATGTCAATTATACGATGACACAACAACACATACGTTCTCTGGAGTTGATGTTCTCTGGAGAAGTTCCTATTCGATTCCAAAGGCATATGCAAAGACTGTTTATTGATTGGGGTTGGTCGTATCCAAATACCACAAACACGGTAGTGATAGCAGAATGTTATGGTTCTATCAACCCAGATGTGTATACCAGAGTTTGGAATGACCGATGGATGAAAGAATATACCACAGCACTCATCAAAAGAACATGGGGTAACAACCTTAAAAAGTTCTCTGGTTTAATGTTGCCTGGTGGTGTGACTATGAATGGCGATAAAATCTATGAAGAAGCAGTTGCTGAGATAGAGAAACTAGAAGGTGAAATGCAGACTGAATACGGTGCTCCTTTAGAAATGTTCATGAACTAATATGGCAACTTCGGTCTACTTCAATAACTACAACTCTAAAGGTGAACAACGCCTGATAGAAGATATCATTGTGGAATCCATTAAGATAATGGGTTTCGATTCATTCTATCTGCCCATATTTAATCCTGAGGACCGTGATATTCTTTACGGTGAAGATCCAGTTAAGAAGTTTACTCAAGCATTTAATGTTGAAATGTATCTATCCAGTTCTGAAGGATATGAAGGACAACAAGATTTCTTTTCAAAGTTTGGACTAGAGATTCGTGAATCGGTTCGTGTGATTCTAAGTAGAAGGTCGTTTGAAGAAAGAGTACCACAAAACACATTCACCAGACCTCGTGAAGGTGACTTAGTATACATTCCTTTTCTAAACGGTACTGGTGAATTATATGAGATTACTTTTGTGGAACAAGCAAAAGACTTTCATCAATTAGGAAGACAAACACCATACTTTTATGAATTGAAGATGGAGAAATTCAAATACTCACAAGAAATTATCAATACTGGTGACACCGAGATTGATGTGGTTGTTACTGATTCTGCCTACTCAATTGAATTAACAACAAGGACTGGATCTGGTTCAGGTAACTTTACTATTGGTGAAACAGTCACATCAAATACAGCATCGGCTGTGGTACAATCTTGGAAACCGGCATTGCGTCATTTGGTGGTCAACACAATTGCTGGAGTATTTGGTGATGGCCAAAGAATTACTGGCCAAACAAGTAATGTGTCTTACATATTAAGTTCATATGATCCACAAGATTCTCAGACACAAAATGAGGTATATGATAATACCTTTATTGCAACTTCAGCCGATACAATTACCAATACTGAAGAATCAAACCCTTTTGGAACAATTTAAATGGCCACTACTTACAATCGAGCCATCAGAAAACTAGTTGTTGGGTTTGGTAATCTATTCAACAACATTACTTTGGTACGATATAATCCAGATGAAACGGAACAACAAAGATTTATAGTTCCCATTGCTTATGCTGGTAAAGAGAAGTATGCTCAGAGGCTTGCTTTTGATCCAGACTTGGATAAAAAGGCAGCCATGTCTTTACCTAGAATGTCATATGAAATGACTGGTCTGGACTATGATGCTTCAAGGAAACAAAATACAAATTTTAAAACATTTACAAAAACATCGGTTGGTGTAAAGTCACAATACAATCCGGTACCATACAACTTTGATTTCTCTTTGTACATCTATGTAAGAAACATTGAAGATGGTACACAAATCATCGAACACATATTACCATTCTTTACACCAGACTACACGATTAAATTAAATTTAATTCCTGAAATGGGTATTGTAAAAGAGATACCTATCTTATTAAATAAAGCAACACATGAGATTGAATATGAAGGTGACCGAGATTCTGATACTCGTATGGTTATTTGGACTTTAAATTTTACCGTCAAAGGTTTTATATTTGGTCAAACATCAGCAACAGGATTAATAACAAGGTCAATTACTAACATATTAAGTGATAATAAATATGGCGATGTTCTTGCATCTTTAGGTGCAGGTAATGGAACTTACCAAGAAGGCGAAACAATATATCAAGGGTTTTCAATTAATACTGCCACAGCAACGG